AATTTTTTTGTAAAGGTAAAGCCCCTTTCTTCCTCGTCCACCACAAATGTTCAACTATTTTTAATTCACTGTGTATCCCTGGAGAAAAAAAGATTTAAATTAAAATATTACACGCGCATTTCTTACTAACTCCATCTAGAATTAAAATCCTCCAACAAATCACCTCGTTCCACAAATTTATGAATATTTTCAGGACGATAATAATACGCAATTAATTCATCTTTAATTCCTGTGGTTTCCATATGTTCTTTTATTTTATCATAATCATAAGTGAATATGGCTGGATTGGTTAATATTAATTCCCAACTAATTTTGTCTATGTTTTTTTCCAAAATATGAATGGCTGCTGGATTTTGTGATAACATCAACCAATCAATTTTGTCTAGGTTTTGTTCCAATATATGAATTGCTTTAGGATTTCCTGATAAATAATCCCAAAAAATTTTGTCTGGTTCTTGTTCCAACAATTGAATTGCTTTAGGATTTCCTGATAATTGTTCCCAATCAATTTTGTCTATGTTTTGTTCCAAAATATGAATTGCTTTAGGATTACATGATAATCCACTCCAATCAATTTTGTCTAGGTTTTGTTCTAAAATATGAATTGCCGCTGGATTGCCTGATAACCAATACCAATCAATTTTGTCTGGGTTTTGTTCCAAAATATGAATTGCTTTAGGATTAGTTGATAACATAGACCAATTAATTTTGTTTGGGTTTTGTTTCAACGCATCGCTTATTAAATGAATAGCTTCTGGGTTATTAGATAATCTTTTCCAATTAATTTTGTTTGGATTTTGTTCAAGTAAATAAATAGCTGCTGGATTTTCTGATAAATGATACCAACTAATTTTGTCTATGTCTTGGTTTTGTTCTAACGCTTCTCTTATTAGGTGAATTGCTTCTGGATTTTGTGATAACAAAAACAAATGAAGTTTATCAACAGGAATCCACTCTCTCAGTATTTTAAATTGTTCGCTCATTGTATTAAAAACTTGTTGTATGTAAATATACTAACTAACAAAGATAGAGAAGAAATATACTAACTAACAAAGATAGAGAAGAAATTCAATTTTTTATTCTTCATAATCATCAAACTCCTCAATACCCCATCCAGAAAAGTATTTCATATTCTTTGGATGGAAACGGTTTTGAATTATTTCTTTATTGATAGGCCATCTGTGTTCTGCAATTTGTTTATAATCATAAGTAAAGATGGCTGGATTAGTTGATAACCAAGTCCAATAAATTTTGTCTAGATTTTTTTCCAAAATATAAATGGCCTCTGGATTTCTTGATAACCCATACCAATCAATTTTGTCTGGATTTTTTTCTAATATATGAATGGCTGCTGGATTTCTTGATAACCCATACCAATGAATTTTGTCTGGATTCTGTTCCAAAATATGAATGGCTGCTGGATTTTCGGATAACCATCCCCAATAAATTTTTCCTGTGTTTTGTTCTAACGCTTTGCTTATTAAATGAATGGCTGCTGGATTTGTAGATAACCAACCCCAATTAATTTTGTCTGGGTTTTTTTCGAGTAAATGAATCGCTGCTGGATTTTTTGATAATAAATCCCAATTAATTTTATCTAAGTTCTGTTCTAGAAGATGAATTGCTTTAGGATTGGTTGATAAAAAATCCCAATCAATTTTGTCTAGGTTTTGTTCCAAAATGTGAATGGCTGCTGGATTGTATGATAAATATTTCCAATTAATTTTGTCTAGATTTTTTTCTAGAATGTAAATTGCTTTAGGATTCAATGATAACCGATCCCAATAAATTTTGTCTAGGTTTTGTTCTAACGCTTCTCTTATTAGGTGAATGGCTTCTGGATTCTCTGATAACCAATACCAATCAAGTTTCTCAGGATGAACCCACTCTCTCAATCGTTTAATTGGTTCGCTCATAGTTTTAAAAACTTGATGATGTATGTAAAGATGCTAACTAACAAAGATAGATAAAGGAATTCAATTTTTTATCATAGAAAAAAATGTTAAATTAAAATATTACACACTTTAATTCCATCTTGTATTAAAATCTTCTAACAAATCACCTCGTTCCACAAATTTATGAATATTTTCGGGACGATAATAGTAAGCAATCAATTCATCTTTAATTCCAGTGAAATCCATATATTCTTTTATTTTTTTATAATCATAAGTGAAGATTGCTGGATTTCTTGATAAACTATCCCAATTAATTTTGTCTGGATTTTGTTCCAAAATGTGAATGGCTGCCGGATTTCTAGATAACCAATACCAATCAATTTTGTCTGGGTTTTGTTCCAAAATATGAATGGCTGCTGGATTGCTTGATAACCAATACCAATCAATTTTGTCTGGATTTTGTTCTAGTAAATGAATGGCTGCTGGATTTAGTGATAACCATTCCCAATTAATTTTGTATGGATTTTGTTCTAATATATGTATGGCTGCTGGATTTTTGGATAAATAAGTCCAATTAATTTTGTCTGGATTTTTTTTTAATAATTCAATCACTGCTGGATTTAATGATAACCAAATCCAATTAATTTTGTCTGGATTTTGTTCTAGAAGATGAATTGCTTTAGGATTTGTTGATAAATTTCCCCAATCAATTTTGTCTGGATTTTGTTCTAGCGCTTCGCTTAGTAAATGTATGGCTGCTGGATTTTCTGATAACCATTCCCAATTAATTTTGTCTGGATTTTGTTCCAACGCTTTGCTTATTAAATGAATGGCTGCTGGATTTGCTGATAACCATTCCCAATTAATTTTGTCTGGATTTTGTTCTAGAAGATGAATCGCTGCTGGATTTACTGATAAAGACTTCCAATAAAGTTTCTCAACAGGAATCCAAGGTCTCAGTATTTTAAATTGTTCGCTCATAGTTTTAAAAACTGGTTGATATAGGTAAAGATACTAACTAACAAAGATGGAAAAAGGAATTCAATTTTTTTGTAAAGTGAAAAAGTAAGGAACTAAAAATACCCCTCACTTCCCCATCCACCACAGAAGTTAAAGACCACAGATGTTCATAGAAGAGAACAAATTTTTAGTTAAGGGTAAAAATAGGTGTAGAAAAAAAAAATGAATTATTTTTTATGGCTAAAATACCATCACAATACAACATACAGAAATGGAATTAACCAAATTATCAAATACAGAACTTTTAGCAAAGTGTGAAGAACTTGGAATAAATAAATGTAAATCAAAAAACAAAGGTGAATTAATTGATTTAATAAATTCTAAGATACAAACAAAGAAAAAAGTAGAATTAATTATTAAAGAAGATGATCATGACCATTATGAAGAAAAACTACCATTTACTAAAAAAGAAACAGAAAATTATAATAGACAAAAAGATAAATGTATTTTTAAAACTCCAGAGGAAGAATATGAATGGGCAAAAAAACAAAAAAAAACTTGTTCAAAATGTTTAACCGAAAAAATATTGTCTGATTTTAATGGTAATACATCTGGAACGGATGCTTTTGATAAAAATGGATATAGATTAAGAAGACCTGAATGCAAAATATGTACTAAAAATGTTAGCATAGGAAAAACAGAAGCAAAAAAAAAAGCAAAAGAATTGGGTATTTCATATGTTGCTCCGGAAGGAACTTTATGTGAAGTTTGTAATAAACCACCATCTGTTGGAAATTGTATGGTATTTGATCACTGTCATGTAAATAATATATTTAGAGGTTATTGTTGTAATTCTTGTAATAGAAGTATAGGTGTATTAGGCGATAATGTAGATGGTTTATTAAAAGTAATGAACTATTTATTAAAAACAGAAAAAAGTAAGATTATTCAAAATGAAGAAGGTAAATTAATTAAAATAATTTAAATTTATGTGTTTATAATTTACTTAATATACGGGTTTTTGCCAAATTAAAATATTTTTCCTCTTTTTCAATTCCTATAAATTTTCTATTTGTATTCAAACAACCTACACCTGTTGTGCCTGAACCCATCGTATTATCCAATACAATATCTCCTTCATTTGAATATGTTTTGATAAGATATTCAATTAATTTTACTGGTTTTTGTGTTTCGTGTATAGTGTCATATTCTATATCAAATTCGATCAATTCATTTGGGTAATTTGTAAATTTTTGTGTATATTCGCTATTGCCTGTAAGTTTATTATTTTTTCCTAAATGATGTTCTTGATTTAACATTTTACCTATTCTTTCTTTACTATTTTTTTTTTTAATATTAGTGGGTATTAAGCCTTGTGGATTATATGTCATATTACCCGTTGTTTTAGAAGCAGCAGCTGCACCTCCTTTTGAAAATACACAAACATCTTCTGTACATTTCATAGGTCTATAATTTGCTAATAAGAACTGAGTAGTTTTATTTTTTTTCCATATTAAGTTGTATTTAAACCAATCATAATTAGATGAAACTAACATACTCGTAAAAGGTTGTTGTCCAAATAACAATATTACACCAGAAGGTTTTTTTATAATTCTCTTATATTGTTTCCATAATTCAGTTAAATCTATTATCGTATCCCATTTACATTTAGTTGTTCCATAAGGTAAATCACATAGTATTAAATCTACACTATCATTTTCAATTTTATTCATCTCTATAATACAATCACCAAAGTATAGTGAAATTTTGTCATTAATAAAATTATCTATTGTTATACTGGTATTTTCATTTAATTCATTTTTTTGTTCTATTAACTTTTCATCAATACTGTTAAAATTTATGTCTTTTGTACATTCGGGGTCATCTTTAATTATCAGTTCAACTTTTTTTTTATCAAGTAGTTTATTTTGGATTAAATCAATTAATTCTTTTTTATTTTTTGATTTACACTTTTTAATTCCATTTTCTTCACACTTTAATAAAAGTTCGGGTTTTGATAATTTGGTAAATTCCATTTCTTCAATATTACAGACTATATTATTCTTATCAGACATATAATCTAATTCAATTTTTTATTATCCAATAAAAAACTCATTTGTATATTTACTAAATAACTTATTTTAAGAGTTTAACAAATATTAATTTCAGTTAAACAATCTTCAAGATGACATCCACTTTCTATTCTCCAACTTCCTATTGATAATAAATTTTTACCATAAATTTCTTCATCATTTTCACCATATGGCATTATAAAAATATTTTTTTCTGTTAAAATGTTACTATGGTATTCTTTTACATAAGCAAAAGTTTTCTTTACACATCTTTCGACAAAAAAGGCTCCCTACTTCCCCATCCCCCACAGATGTTAAAGCACCACAGAAGGTCAGTCCCACTTCCCCATCCACCACAGATGTTGATCCACAGGTGGTCAGCCCACACTTCCCCATCCCCCACAGATGTTGATCCACAGATGTTGATCCACAGGGGGTGTCCCGTGAAGCAAGGGTGTCCCCATCCTTCCCCATCCCCAAGTAGGTGTAGTAAAGAAGAGAACAAATTTTTAGTAAAGGGTAAAAATAGGTGTAGAAAAAAAAAATTGAAAAAGAAGAGGAGGA